GAAATTGTCGGGCCGTGAGTACCAAAACCTCATGCGAATCGTCCGCCATTACGCCCAAGAAAAAATCACCTTGGAGATGGCCCGCACGATGCTATCCGCTGGTTTCGGTCTAACCCCCGACGAAGTGAACACCCTGCTCGGTGTGCAGGAGCAAGCGTTTTCCGAGCCTATGTGGGGCGAAGAAGACGACGAGGACTACGGATGGGGGGACGAGGAGTTCAAGGTCTTGGAGGTGGTCGCAAGCAAGTTTGGGAGCAATGCGGACGACTATGTTGTCATGCACTCCAAGCCAATGCGCTTTGACACCGACTTAGACGACCAAGTGCGTCAAGCCTTCGCTGAACTGGGCGAGGAAGAAAAAGAACTTGACGAGAAAATTGAAAAGTACCGCAAGAAGAATCGGGACGCAAGCGTGGAAGAAATGGCCAAGGAGTTCGGGGTCAGCAAGGCGAAAGTCGCCAAGCGGGTCGCTTACCTAATCACAAAAGACCGTTACCCCATCGCAAGGGCCGTGGACCAAATCGCCAAGGAAGGAGCCAAGCCAACGGATGAACCCGTGCTGGAGGTCCGCTACAAATACTCTTGGGCGGCAGGATTCAGTAACAAGGATAAGAGGACGAGCCGTGAGTTCTGCAAGGTCATGCTGGACCTCGCTGACCAAGGCAAGGTGTACACACGGGACGACATCAATGGTATTTCCAACATCATGGGATATAGCGTATGGAACCGCCGTGGTGGATGGTATCATACCGCAAGCGGAGTGAATCGCCCTCAATGCAGACACATTTGGGAGCAGCAACTCGTCATCCGCAAAGGCAATAAAATCACGAAAGCATGAAGGCACTCTTTATCAGCGAACAAACCCTGCTGGACAACTCGGTCATAAACGAGAATGTATCGTTCACGCAGATACGGCCCACCATCGTCAAAGTGCAGGAGATGCGGATTCAGCCTATCGTTGGGTCGGCCCTGTACTCTGAAATGGTGACCCAAGTGGTAAGCGGTACGACCACGGCCCTGAACACTACGCTCTTGGAGGACTACATCCAACCCGCCATGGTGCAATGGCTCTACTACGAGTTACCCATGGTCTTGGCGTTCAAGTACATGAACAAGGGAATGGTCCGCAGAACCAGCGAGGAATCTTCCCAAATGTCCATGGACGAAATCACCCGCCTCACGGACAAAGTGAAGAACGATGCCGAGTGGTACTCCGAAAGGATTACCAGGTACTTGATGGAGCAGAAGGCCAACTACCCCTTGTTCAACTCCCCGCCATCGGCCTTGGACACCATCTACCCGAACGGAACGAATTACAACACGGGGATGGCATTGGATGCCCGCACCCTGCGCCGTGGTGCTGGACTTGACCGCCCTTGGCCCTACGACCCTTACTGCTCCAACTGCTAACGATGGGCGCACACGCAAAAAACATTCTGAAACTCCAAAAATATGTCTTGGATAAAAATCAAGCAAGCACTCCTTGCGCTTGCAAATGCTCACCCGCAAGTAAACTCCTTCGGGACGGGGGACCCGCTTGCAATCGGGACCGACAACACGATAAACCTGCGAACCCCAAGCCGTGAGCGAATCGTCTATCCTTTGGTATTTGCGGATGTTCAGTCAGCGAGTACGGATTTGGGTAGCCTTAACCTTACTGTGGGTGTCTATTTTAGCGACCGAGTGGAATCCATTGCCACGATGGGTGGCGTGGTTTCGGGCAGTCCGACGCTGGGCTGGCAAGACAACGAAGACGAGGTTTTGAGCGACCAACTGCAAATCGCACAGGACTTCATTTCAAGCCTTACAAACGACCCAACGCAAGAGTGGACGCTAAGTACCAGCGTCAGCCTTACGAGGTTTGTGGAGAGCCGAGATGACCGAACGGCGGGGTGGGTGGCTACTCTATCGTTTGCTATCCCGTACTCTCACTCCGTTTGTGAAATTCCGACCTAACCTACATTTACCCTAAAGCAACCAAACAAAATGCCTACACCTATTCTTCAACAAATGCTCGGACAGGGCGGCACTTGCGAACTGATTGATTCAGGTGCAGCCGCCACGGGTAAGAACTACGACTTTCTCGTCGTGAACTCTGCCGCAACGATGACCACCCTCACGGGTACAGGCAGCGAGAACCTGCTGACCGCTTACAATTTTTCCCTGAAGTCCATCTCCGCAGGCATCGTGATTTGCGGTCGCAACGGCGGCAAGATTACGGCGGTAACGGTTTCCGTAGGTAGCGTCATCGGTTATACATTTCTCTAAGCAATGTTCATCGGCTACGGCTACGGCTACCCCCGTTCAATGGTGATGGGCAAGACCCCCGCAGAACTTGCGTGGGATGCCTTCAACGCCCGTGCTACGACCGACGGGGCAGCAGCGGCAGAAGCCGCCGTCAGCGGTTGCCTGCAAGCCCGATTCGCTTTGATATTCAATTTCTAATATGCCCACGCCTTCACTGCTCATAGTCCCCGCTCGTTTCAAGACGGGGAAACTATACTCCCAAATCCCAACCAGCGGGGCGGGGGACTTCACCGTTACCCGCAACACCGAGGCACGGCGGTTTGATTCTGCTGGCTTGGTCGCATCCGTAGCATCGGGCATTCCACGCTTGGACTACTACACAAGCGGCGGCGTTACGGGGTGTCCTGCGTTGCTCGTGGAGCCTGCGGCGACGAACTTGGCTCCAAACGCCAACTTGATGAATATCCTTGACACTCCAACGGTGTCGGGCGGGGTTGCATTCACGACGGGAAGCACGGACTTTCTTGCACCCGATGGAACGAGCGCAAGCATCAATAAATATGTTGGTGGCGCAGCAAGTGGAACAACGCAAGCAAGTAGGTATAGCACGACCGCAATAACGGCAACGGCTTCGGGGATTCATACATTTAGCATCTTTGTCAAGCGTGGCGCAACCAACCCTCTTGATTTTTGTGCAATTACACCCATTAGTTTTACAGGCATAAGCCCCAGTCCAGGTCGCTCGTTTTTCAATCTTGCAAGTGGGACTGCAATAACATCGGGCGCAAGGATTGAGAACTACGGGAATGGATGGTATCGGTTGATTTCTCAACCTCTTACATTGTCTGGCGACCTTATTGGGGGAATGGTGTTTGAATTAGCGAATACAAGCGGAAGCATATCTTTTGCCACATCAGGCGCACTCAACCTCACCGCCTACACTTGGGGGGCGCAGTTTGAAGCGGGAAGCATCGCCACTTCCTACATCCCCACCACCGCAGGAACGGGTAGCCGAAGCGCAGATGTCATCTCGGTCAGCGGAGCGGTCAGCGGGTCCATCGGGCAGACGGAGGGTGTACTTTACATTGAGTGCGAATCCAACGACGGAGAGGATGATGTGTTTAACATTAATCGTTCAGCAGCAAATGCAATCACGATTTACAAGAACGCAAACAACTCCTACCTTGGAAGGATTTACCATAGTTCTACAAGCATTATTTTTACATCGGCAAGCGGTGTCACGGGAACGGTTAAAATCGCCGTTGCTTACAAAAGCGGCGACTCCACAATGTACCTCAACGGGTCAAGGGTTGGAACGCTCAACACTACGGCAATCACATTTGGGGCGGCATTAAATTACCTTGGTGTAGATAAAAGTTCCGCATTTTTTAGCGGCATTAAACCATCCCGCATCCGTGCCGTGGCCTTGTATAACACCCGCCTCACCGATGACGAACTCGCAGCCCTAACCGCATAGCAATGCCCACCTTCCGAAAGTTCGCCTTCCCCGACGGGGCCACCGCTGACAAGTTGCTGCAAGACCTGCAACCGCTGGACTTCGCAGTTCCCGTGGGAGAGATAGACAAGGCCGTCTGCGTGGACATACTATTCCACGACACCTGCCCCGAAGCCTTGGCCGCATTCGTGGTATGGCCCGAACCCTGTGGCGTTCACTCGTTCAGCGGGTGGGAGGAACAATACGCCGCTGACTACAAAGAATTTGCAACACCTTCCAAATAATAACATTTCCAACCATGGGCCTATTTAAGCGCAACCCCGACCAACCAAAACTCCCCCTTATGAAATCAGCCGTCATCGCTCTGCTCCGTCACTTGCTCACCTTCATCGGCGGCACGCTCGTCGCCAAAGGTATCCTTGACACCGCAACCCTCACCGAAATTATCGGCTCGGTATTGACCCTATTATCAGTAGGTTGGATGGCTTTGGATAAATCAAAGGGCGAACCGAGCAAGTAGTCACAGAGTGAACCTAATCGAAACCACTATCATCGGCACCATCAGCGCAATCGTTGGCGGTGCAGTCGCTTGGCTGACACGGGGACGCTTCACGGCGGATTCCCTACAAGTCAAGCAAGCCCAAGCGGTGCTGGCTATGTGGCAGGCTACGGCCGAAGCACAAAACAAAGAGTTGACTGAATTACGCAATGAGTTGTTAGTTTTGCGTCAACGGATTGAGTCATTGGAACATACCATCCATGCACTTGAATCCGAAAACGCATCACTAAAAGCCATGCAATGATTCTACCACTCACCAAGCATTCCCGCAACATCCACGACATCACCTGCCAATCGGGGCAGGAGTTTCTACTCATCAGCGACCTGCACTGGGACAACCCCCATTGCGATAGGGGGCTGCTGAAAAATCATTTGGACGAAGCAGTCAAGAGGAATGCCGCCATCATACTGA